TCTTTTTTCTCCCTTATTAATCTGCCGTTATCTTCCCACCATAACCTCGCCTCTTCCTTGTCAAAGGCTAGCCTGTCCTCGTCAAGTTGCTCGAGCATCTTTGCTTCGTAGTCCTCGAGATTATCCTCGTGTCGTCTTTCTTCTAGTTCCATTAGCCATGCTTTTACTTTACCCATTTTGTTCTTCACCTTTCTCATATATAAAACATCTAATACCAAAAGCACTTAGGGCTTCTGTTATCGCTTCAAGTGTATCCGTTTCTGGATTTTCTACTTCGACTATGTACTCTTTACTCATTTTGTTCCTCGCTTTCTATGATATAGTAATATAAATTTCTTCTTGATCTTCCCACTCATTTTCTTTTCCCACTTCTACAATCTGCCATTTATCAGCACTTCCGTTGTGAAAAAGTATTACTTCATGATCTAGATATTTATCTTCAATCTCTTGAAGTTCTTCTATCAGTTCTTTAACTGTCATTATTTTCCTCGCTTTCTTCTTGAGTATATTGCTCAAGTATTTTACTGAAGTGTTCGGTTGCTTCGAACCACCCCTGTGCTATGAGTTCGTCATCACTCATTTGGTCTTGCTCTTTGTACCTATCTAAACTATCTGACAATTCAGAGTTCAATCTGATAAGTTCAGTCCGTAATTTATTTATAATCATATCCATATTATATTCCTTTCTCTTGATAAATCAATATGATATTGTGTCGCACCGAGAATACACGACATAAACCCGAGCTAAATCCGAGGGTCTATAAAATTGCAAATCTGACCCCCACACCCCTCTAATATACGATTTAAAATTTATATTTATTTATTTATATAGTATATTTTTGGGGGTAGCACCCTTCAGTTTTGCCAACCCTCGGATATCTGTCGGATATATGTCGCATATCTTCGTGAGGAAAACACACTATGCTACCACACGATAGCCATGTTCTTGCCATGCCTTAACCTTTGGACAGTTAAAGGTCGGCAAGATAGTGCCGTAAATTAAATTCACCATAGCATATGGTAAGTTATATGGTAGAGCCTCTATGCTTGGTGGTCTAAGCTCGGGTAAAACAGTATCGGGAAGTAGAGTTTCACCAGCTTGTGAAAAATATGGGATTGAATCCTTCGCCTTTGGATATAGGTTAGGATATGACCGCCATATACTAGGTTGCTTCAAGATTCTACGCATCATCTTGTGTTTAGGTTCTTCGGGTAGAGCTTCCTTCACCCAATCAGCTCTACGTACACGCGTACCAATGATAGCAGTACAATAGAAACTATCAAAAGCATTTCGCTTTTTGTTCTTAGCTTCAGCCACTTCTTGCAGTGCCTTGCGTGTGCGTTCTGGTGTTTCGATTATCTCGAATCGGTGCAGTCCTGCAACCTGTGGTGGCTTGACCTTGACCATTACCCACCTAGCATCTTTGAGATATTCGCTGTTATATCCTGCAAAGTAATCACGCATATGACTCAAGTCGTATTTGTTATTAAGTGCTTCGTATCTACTTGCGTAAGACACAGCATTTTTGTTTAACAACATCTGTGATGTTCGGTGCTTCACCATGTATAGCTTTTCAATCATACCCTCACTCAAGATGAAAGCGATCATAGATGCAAACCCATATGGTGTTGCCTTTAGTATCGGTTTTCTAGTTGCCATATTTCTCGTGCCCCCTTCTGTCGATTAGTTCATCCAATGCGTCATACATATCACCCTCATCTGCTGTAATCAAATCACCTAGCATTTCGGCTGTGCCTGTGGGATTGTGATACACCACTTCAGCTATGTCGCTTTTGCTCAGCCCCACTAGGTCGGCTAGATTGTAGGGTTCGTTATCATCACAAAGGTCTACGGTTTTTTTCGCGTTTGCTTTGCTTACATATTTTGCGTAGTCGGATACGTTGTCATCATATGTGTAGTCATATCCTTGCCCCCATGATGAATTGAATGTGATGTATTTGTTCTTGGGCTTGGTTGTTATGGTGTCAGTATCCACATCATAATCCGAGCCAACACCACGATTGATTGAGTAGGTATTAGACAACCACATATTGTCAAGGGTTTCGCCATGATCTTCGTTGATGATTGTGAACTTACCGTTGCTTCCGTCAAGGAATAACAATTTATCTGAGCCGATTGAATCCTCAATCATTTCTATCCATGCTTTGTTGTAGATAAGTTCGGGATTGTTAGATAGCATTGGTCGTAGTACCCACTTGACATATTGATGTGTGTCGGATTTGTTTACATCAATCATTGGTGTTGGTAATTGAGGACCGTTATGCATCACCCATATATCTCTGTTGTGTTGCTTTTTGTTTAGCACTTCAAAGGGGTGGCAGTTAGCTTTGTTAGTACCACCATTGGTTGTGAATCTGAAATGCAAACCCATTGGGATTTTCATATCTTTGTATTTGTCCCATAGTTTGATGACATCATTCTCATTCTGTGGTAGTTCCTTGAATGTTTGAATCTTGCCATCAGCGAGAAACATACCCCCAAATCCATCTGAATTGTTGGAGTATGCTGACTTGAGTAGATTAGCTTTTAACTCACTCGCATTGTCGCTTTTAATAATTAAACACATTAGCTTTCCTCACTTTCGTTTTGTATGTTTTTAGCTTTACCCTTCGTGTAGCCCTTGCGAACTAGCCATGAGAACAGGTAAGGGTATTGACCTCTGCTCTCAGATTTACTCATGTACCGTACATAGTTGGTATATGATAAACTATTTACTGATTCTGTATCTTTGTCTAGCCCTACGGTTTTGACAAAGTTGCATAGAGAATCTACAAACTCAAGATTTCTGAAGATACCTTGCTTTGCAATATTACCTCTGAATATTCTGAACTCAATGGTGCGTGGTTTGTGCGTAGCCAATGCTTCATACTTATCAGATCGTTGTAAACTATCTTTGATCTGTTTGGTTTTGAAAGCTGACCATTGTGCTGAGCTACGACCTGCAATTCGTTCAATGAACTCACGATTGTGTTTACCATTGATGAACACAAGTAGCTTGCCAATATCGAGGGGTGTCACACTTGCACGATCTACATGTACATGCATACCACAAGTCGAAGTGTTCCATGATGACAGATTATCAGCAAAGTTTTTCTGACAGAAATCTGACCACTTTTTCTTTTGATATGTGATAGTCGAGGGTGCAGTCACGATTTCAAAACCGTTGTTGAGAGAGCCGTCATGTTTGCACAATGCAAAGCCACGCATAGTATCCTCAACACTTTCTGCAATTTCGTAGGGTGCGTTTGATCTGCGTTCAACCTCAATCTCAACACCTAGCAATCGCTTTTCGTTGCCATGATATTTAGTTTGTAAATCGTTGGTGACATCATAGTCGTATGCATGAACACCATTTTCCTCATAGTAATCCTCATCATCTTCATCATAAGGATAGTCATTTTCATGGTAGTATTGACCATGACCGTCATGGTATCTGTAATGGCTATCACAACAGCTTTCACAAACATCACCATGATCTTCGATATAGATTGTGTCATCCTGTCGTACGATTTCCTCACAATCTTCACAAGGTGTAAACCTATCTGTAATTTCGTTGTATATCTGATTTACCCACCTTTGAATTTTAGCAGTAGGAAAATCACCTTGCATCTGCTCAACAGTCAAAGTTTGAGTTCGCCATGTATTGATTGCGTTGTTTACAGCTTCGCGTAAGTCACGAGCAAAGTCATACATTTCAGCATCACAAAATGTAAGACCGTCATGAAAGTCATGGACATCACGATCACACTCATAGTAAAACATTTTGAGATATGCATACAATGATTTACCATGCATAGTCGTGGTGCGTAGTCTATTCAATAATGTAGTCATGTTTACCTCACTTTCATAACATTATTAAACATAGTATAATGATAAGTGCGAAAATGTAAATAGCACATTGTGTCGCACTCATCAAGAATTTTTCAAAGTCAATTTTCCACATATCAACCACCATTAATAGTGGTGCTATCGACTTTGATCTCAGTATCACTGTTTAAAGAATTGTCAGCATATAGTGAAACAAATCCTTGTTTTTTTAACAGTGTGTTAAACCTAGAATACGTTGCTGGATACGGTGATCCAGCTCGGTCTAGGAATGGTGTTTCAGTATTTAGTGAACTAAATGCGTATTCATATAGTGCCTTCACATTACCAAACACCTTGATATCGTCTAGGAAATTAGCCCTAGTAGTATAGACAGTTCTACCCATGATTTACCCCCCATTTGTGTCTTAAGTTATTGATTGTTAGTTTGTTATCCGTAAATTTTGATTTCGCTTCGATATAGTCCATAAATCGTAGCTTGTCAAATCTGTTGTTTGATCTCGCCAATATGTGCGTTATATCCTCAACCAATGCTTTTGTTGGGTTATGTTTCGCAATTAGTTCAGCGAACTCAATAAAATCTTTTCGTTTTAGTGCCATATTATTCACCCCACTTGTTTAATAGTGTTTGAATTGCTCTCTGAATTGTGGACTCTCTCCATGAGTACGCGTCTTTGAATTCAGATACCGTAATCAAATCCTCTTGCAGTGCGTTAGCAAGTTCCTTGATATATTTGTTTAGCAGTTGCTCAAGGGTATTCTGCATTTCTTCTTTAGTCATGTTTATACCTCACTATATTTTTCTAGTATGCCAGATTGATTTTCAAAGTCAATTTGACAGAGTGTCGCACTTGGTCGAATTACCGACCAGATGCCAATTTCATAAATTTTTCATAATCTGGGTGAGATTGTGCCTTGCGTAGTAAAGACACCCGACCACCGTCAGCAAGTCGCTGATTTTCAGATTTAAATACGTAGCCCGTAAAAACGGACTTCATAGGACTTTCATATCTATCTTTTTGACAATTGAAAATCGGTGATTTTCCTAGTGGTAGATAACCCCGACCAATGATAGCCATTCTTGATTTTAACATAACAACCTCACAATCAATTTCTAAATTCAGTATGACAGATTGAATTTTAAAGTCAATGTCAAAACTGTCGCACCCCCAACAACCGTTTAATAGTATAATAAATAGCTAATGAGATCGATCTACATTTGAAATAGCTATTTAAAAAGTCTATTAAATCAGTTGTTAAAAGTAGGTCTATTAGAACATATCCACCAGATTAATCAAGACAATTTTTGTCGCACCTATATATCGAATTTTGTTCGGTATATTGTCGGTATATCCTGTCAATGTGGCATAGTGTCGCACCTGTTTTTGGGCATACTCCCCCCTACGATTTTCACGCATCATTTCGTCATGCTTACTATAACTGTAAGTGATAGCCCCGTAGGGCTATCATTTAAAGTTATTATCTAGTGACAAATTTGTCAAGTCGGGCAAACCACCCTGCGTCAGTTTGCCACACTTTCCACACGGGGGCGATTGCTGATCCCTTGTAAATAGTGTTGTTTACGTTTTTAACCTTACGCTTGAGCCAACCGTAAGATTTAGACTTTTCAAGTCTATAAAATACAAAGTTTTCCATATATCAAGTAGATCATATCTCGAAACAAAAGTATATGCGCAATATGTCGCAGGCATTTCGGTCAGGTGTTCGTAGTTTGTTCAGTATATATGAACGATATACCAGAGTAATAAATTATTACACAGGAGCTTGACTTGGGTATATATGGGGGGTAGTGGGTTAAATGTTCAACCCCACCCCCAAAAAATCACACGCGTCGCCACATACATAATACAACGAAAAAAATTTTAGCAAAAATTTAGCCTTTTTTAAGACCTTCCTAGCTTTCCACCTTTCCAGGGAGTACGGGGGCATTCCCGCGTTCCCGCATGTTCACGGGGTGTGCTTATGTTTGTCTATATATTCCTTGAGGCTGAGGTCGACCCTGTCTGATTTTCGCGTGCCCCCTTGACTGAGGAAATCCGCGAGCAGGTCGGAGAATTGATTGGGGCTGAGCCCGTGTGACAACACACGCAACAAGCGCGAAATCCTTCTCTTCATTTGCGCGGTTGATAATACTCGGTGATGACCCATAGGCTTTACTGTTTGTGCGAGGGGGCACGCCGAGTGAGGTCAGCGTTTCAAAGCCCCCTCTCTTACAGGAGACACCCGCGAAGCGGGATAATAGAATGGTATCATAACACCCCTTGTTAATACAAGGGCTCTATGTTATAATTTTTTCTACATGGATAAAAATAAACCATTGACAGGTAGGCAGGAGTTATTCTGCCAGGAATACATCAAGGACCTCAACTCAAAGGCAGCGGCGAAACGCGCGGGCTACTCAGACAAAGTGGCAGACGCCAAGTCGTACCAGTTCTTGCGCATGGAGCGTATCAAGAATAGAATTGCGGAACTCAAGAAAGATTCAATGCGCAGGCTCCAGCTTGATGCGGATGATATCTTGCGCCGATTAGTTCGTATTGCAGATGCCACTGAACAAGAAGGGGACTACAATGCGGCGATTCGAAGCCTCGAGCTTTTAGGTAAACATAAAGCACTGTGGACAGAAAAGACTGTTAATGAGACAACCATCATGAATGCATTTGCATCAGGTAACTCAGAAGAAGATATCCAGCGTGACGTGGAGCGATTAAAAAGAATCGCGACACCCAAACTTAAAGTAGTATCAGGAGACAAAAAGAAATGATTTTAACACCAAGGTTAGAGCTGTACACAGGACAAGATGTGGATACTTATTCTCAAATAGTTTTGTGGGGCGGCGTTGCTTACATCACAGACTAATTCCCAAGTCACTGTTGAAGATAGAGACGCGGCAACCAGGCTAGCCGTCAAACAAGCACGAGATGATTTACTAGCATTTGTTATGCTAATGAATCCTAGCTTCAATGTGGGACCCCATCACCGTTTACTATGTGACGAGCTGATGAGTTTAGAGCGCGGCGAAACCGATCGACTCATGGTATTCGTATCTCCGCGTTCTTCAAAGTCTTTAATTACTTCCACTTACTTTCCAGCATGGGCGCTGGGGCGTAATCCTTATTGGCAAGAGATTGCAGTGTCTCACTCAGATGACTTAGCAACTAAGTTTGGTAGAGCAATCCGAGATATTATTAATACTACAGCTTACAATACTATCTTCCCCAAGGTACGAATCAAGAAAGATAACCGCGCGGCGAATTCATGGGCGCTTGAAGAGAGCGGAAAAATGGCTGGCAGCTTCTTGGCTGCAGGTTCAGGCTCTGGTATCGCAGGTTTTGGTGCGCACTTAGCGGTGATTGATGACCCTATATCAGAACAAGACGCATATTCTAAGACAAGAAGAGAACAATTAAACGAATGGTATGCTTCTGGTTTACGAACACGACTAATGCCAGGAGGAAAAGTGGTGCTTGTGATGACAAGATGGCACGAAAATGACTTAGCAGGACACTTATTACAGCAACAAGAGTCTTCACCCCTTGCAGATAAGTGGGATGTGGTACGAATTCCTGCGTTAAACACGGCAGAATCGGTAGCACAGCTGTCAACAGCGCGCGCTGAACTAATTGAACAAGGATATTTATCAGAAAATTACCCCGAACCTAAGATTGGTGAGTCTTTCTGGGGGGCACCTGACCGCGAAAATGGATTTTGCTGGACAACAGAGGACATTATCCGCACAAAAAACAACACACCCCCGTTTAAATTTGATGCATTGTACTTACAAAGCCCATCATCGGAGATAGGTGGCATTATTCAGGTAGATTACTGGCAGAATTGGACAAGTGAAGACCCGCCTGAGTGCGATTTTATTATTCAATCTTGGGATACGGCGTTTTCTACACGCACAACAGCAGACTATTCTGTAGTTACAACATGGGGCGTGTTTAAAAAAGATGATTTAAGTTTAGCAAACATGGTATTGCTAGGAATGGAGAAGGGTCGCTGGGATTTCCCCACACTCAGACAGAAAGCAGTGGACAAATATGTAAAACATAAACCCGATTCCATAGTAATTGAGAAAAAAGCTTCAGGTCAATCGTTAATTCAAGACCTAAGACTAGCAGGTTTACCTATTCAAGAGTATCAACCTGATCGAGACAAAGTAGCTAGAGCATATGCTATCAGTTCTTTGTTTCATAATGCACGAATCTATGCGCCCTTAGATAAAGCATGGGCAAAAGAAACCATTGAAGAGTGTAGACAGTTCCCATCGGGACCTCATGACGATATTGTGGACTCAGTTACTCAAGCAGTACTGTATGTCCGTAATGGTGGTTATTTAGAGCATAGTGATAATTCATGGCTTGACTTAGACGAGTCAGCAGTGTATAATAGAAAACGCAGACGTTATTATTAAGGATTGATTTATGGCAGTAGAAAAACAATTTGACATTCCAGAGGGAGAAGAACTATCTCTCTTTGAAGAATTACCAGAAACTCCAGAGCAAGATACTAATGTAATGGTGACACCAGATGGTGGCGCAGAAATTACATTAGAAGACAAAGCTATGATGGAGGAAGCAGAAGCAATGGGTCTCTTTGATGATATGGAGATGAGCCCAGATGCAATGCAACACGACGCGAACCTCGTAGATTTTATTGATGACAAAGAACTTAGTGCTATTGGCAATGAGTTACAAGAATCTTTTGATCGTGATAAACAATCACGTGATGAATATGATGCCATAGCAGAAGAAGGTGTAGACCTTCTTGGTTTTAAAGCAGAGCAAAGTGATGAGCCCTTCCCTGGAGCCTGTGCATCTTCCCACCCTGTTCTATCTCAAGCTGTCGTAAAGTTTCAAGCAAAAGCATACAAAGAATTATTTCCCACTGAAGGTCCAGTGCGTACACGAATTGTTGGTTTACAAACTCAACAGAAAATGGAACAGGCAAATCGTGTGCGTCACTTTATGAATTATCAAACACAAGTTCAAATGCCTGAGTACGGTCCTGAGCTTGACCGTTTATTATTTTATGTAGCATTGTATGGTTCAGCGTTTAAGAAAACATATTGGGATGTTAGTTTACAAAGACCTCGAACTGAATATGTTAAAGCACAAGATTTTTATATTGACTACTATGCATCGGATTTAGAAACAGCAGAACGATTCACTCATAAATATTCTATGTCTATGAATCAAATCAAAAAGTTTCAGATGGCTGGAACTTTTGCAGATATAGATGTTAATGAAAGTTACTTAGACGAAACCGCTGCTCAAGAAGCATCAGATGAAATCTTAGGTGTCACTAAACCTTATGGTGATACAGACCGTGTAGAAATTTTAGAGATGCACGTGAACTTAGATTTACCAGGCTTCGAAGATCCTGATGGATTAAAACTTCCTTACATTGTTCACATGACAGACGAAGGAAAGATTCTCGCAATCCGCCGAAACTGGAATGCAGATGATTTTAAAAAAGAAAAGAAATTATACTTCACCCATTACTACATGATTCCTGGTTTAGGATTCTATGGTTATGGATACTTACACTTGATTGGAGGCTTAACTAAAACCGCAACATCATCTATGAGACAATTAGTAGATGCAGGTACATTTGCAAATTTACCTGGCGGATTCAAAGCACACGGACTACGAGTGTTGGCACCTGATGAACCAATCGCACCAGGTGAGTGGAGAGAAGTTAATAGTCCTGCGGGTGACTTAGGTAAATCATTACAACCTTTACCATTTAAAGAACCTTCAGGAACTTTATTTAATTTAATGCAGTATGTTGTAAATGCTGCAAAAGAGTTTGCTGACTCGGCTGACAACATAGTAGACCAAGCGTCAAACTATGGACCTGTTGGCACAACCATGGCTTTGCTTGAGCAAAGTTCTAAGTTGTTCAGCGCTGTGCACAAGCGTCTGCATAACGCCCAATCCAAAGACCTGCGAATCTTAGCGAGATTAGATTTTGAGTATCTTCCTGATCTGTACCCGTATGAGGTCGCAGGTGGTGCACAGCAAGTTTTCAAAAATGATTTTAATTTAAAATCAATTGATGTTCTTCCTGTCTCCGATCCGAACATGCCAACTGAGGCACACCGTATTGCCAAGATTAATGCAATCATGCAGATCGCACAACAGAATCCTAACGCTTATAACATGGAACAAATTGGAATGGAATTATTTTCTGCGATGGGTATTGAAGAGCCTCAAAGATATTTGAAGCAACAGCAACAACCAATCTCTGCAGACCCTGTAACAGAAAACATGGCATCCATGAAAGGTGCCCCTCTCACACCGAGACCTGATCAGAACCATGATGCTCACATTGTAGCGCACGCTTCAATGATGCAGAACCCTGCATACAAAGAGAATGTTGTAATGGTA